AATCGTCGATAGTCCTGGTGCCAAGTTACGCCCAATCGCGCCGCCGATTCCACCAAATACTGCGATCATTTTTTGCGCGACAGGGGCTAGGATTGTACCTATGCCCTTACCTAGCCAGATAAATGGTGCGACGAGCTTTTGTGCCACTAGCGCCATGCCTTGACCGACTTTAGATGCAAAACTAGTTACTGCATTAGCGGCGATAGATAATTTCGATGATATGAACGTGCCAATATTACTAAACGTATTTACAACAGCATTGCGTGCTCCGATAAACGCCGCAGATATTGCACTAGCAGCTTTGCTGGCAGCGTTAGTCATTGGCGAAAAGAATGTGGCGATACGATTGCCTATATTCGCGAATCCTGCGCTGATTCTACTTGCCAGCGGTGCTAGCTTGTTGGTAATTGGCTGAATTAGCTCTTTTGAGACAATTGCAGCACTTTCAATTGCTGCATTTTTAATGCCAGTGCCCAATTGTTTAAATCCAGTTCCAACCTTGTTCCAAGAATCAGCCATCTTCTTGGTGAGCTCGTCATTATCCTTGGCGGCACTCTTCATTTTTTTCTGAACATCAGAAACAGACTTGTCAAATTTTGACCTGTCGACCTTATAGGTGATTACTATTGTTCCTTGGTTCATATTTCGTTTCCGTGGTATAATTTCTGTACTAAAGAAAGGATCTTATAATGAAAGATGTTGAAACATTCAAAAAGCTTGCTCTGATTGGCTTGATTCCATTTTTTAATGGGCTGCCATGGTTTTATATGGGAAGAATTACTCGAGGATTGATGTACACGTTTACTTGTGGATATGCCTACCTTGGTTCTGTCAAGACAATTGCCAAAGCTGGCGAGATTGTTGATACGTACAACACTAAGCGCGGCTACGTCAATACTTCTCGTCGCAACAGATAAACTCATTTCAGCTCCTTTATGGACTTTGTCAGGGCACTATGCATTTTTTTGTAGGCCTCCCTGTTTTGTGCTGCTGCTACTACCGACAAGAGGCTCAGCGTTCGCTCACATTCGCGACGCATTGCTGCTTTTGCCAGTTCTACAGCATCAGGCTCGTCCATCTCCAACACTTGCTCGTGCGTGTATTGCGGATAGTTGAGCAAAATTATATGCACTCTCTCCTCAAAGCTTGTGAGAACTTTATCAGCCTGAATCTTCAAATACTGTTCGTATTTTTCAATATCGTATCCAGGCTGACTGTTCTCGTTCATGGCTACGCCTCGACTTCTCGCACCTCAACACCCTCAGCGGCTAGCTTAGTTAGTCCTGTGGTCGCTAATCGCACAATTTCAAGTAGAAGGGCATTGACATTGTCGTTATCAAGTACATCAAGCAAATCCCTTAAAGATAAGCCACCCTCAACTACTATTGATCGAGCTACAACATCCATAACAATCGCACTACCAGTAACAGCCTTGCCGTCTTCACCGCCAATATTGACTCGTGCAGTATTTGCTTCAAGAGCCTTGTATTGCTTTACTCGCGGAATTAGATATTTATAGTGCTTTACTGGTTCGTCACCGTCTGCTGGCATTTCAATATCCAGCAATACACGCTTCTCAGGCTGCTTCTTTTTCAGAACAAACGCCATCTCATCCTCCATCTCATAGTTGTAAAAACTACATTACTTTTTGTTAAATTACCTATTGACACGGTGTTTTTAGCACCGTGTCGTCCCTGTTACGCAAATGTCAGGTCGCCCTTGATCAGCTTGCCGGTCACGCTGATTTCGAACTCAGTCAAACCGTCTTCCTGGCTGATGTCGCTCAAGGTTGCCGTAGCGTCAAGCATGAACAACGTATGACCTGCTTGAGCTGCTAATTTCGGCACCAGCTTGAACACGCCGGGCACCTGTGTCGAGCTGCCCTTTTGCAAGCCGACCTGCACTGCACCCTTTGTGCCAACAGTAACGCCAGTAGTACCGTCAATCGTCTCGCCGTTGTCGTAGACATAGCCAGGCACGATATTCTTGAGGTTATCCTGCCCAATGTCCGTCACCTTAAACTTGATGGTCGATTTGAACGATTTGATAAGCTTGAGGTTTGTACCGTCGATAAAGTCTCGAGTCACCTCGTCCTTGTCGTTGTCAAAGTCTAGGTCGTTCACACCTAGGACTTGCTTGAAGTTCTTGCCAGTCTTGTCCCCGAAGTATAGATCGTGGTTCAAGCCGGCGTAATCGATTGCTGCCATTTTAATTGCTCCTTTGCCTTAATCTTTCAAAACTAATGTTACAGATTGGGCGCTCCATACCCCCATCCGTAATTCAGAGGCTTCGTAGGCACTGTCTTGCATCGGAAATACGCTCACACGAATGAATCTCGCGTCAGTGTATGGCAACTGCATCAATGCCGCTCTCAGCTTGCTGTCAAGCTCGTACAGCTCGGCCGCATCAGCTTTTACGACGGTGATCGTTAGCTCGGTAGTTAACTTGGTATTACCCAAACTACCGCCGTCGTATTCACCGCCGCTAGCTGCAACCGCCACCATGCCGTCCTGACTCTTACTTGCCGGTAACCGCCCGACAAACACATTTTTGCCAAGCTCCCCTCCAGTGACAGTAGCCACTACTTTTGCGATCTCCAATGTTACGTTCATCTAAAAAACCTCTTGTAATCTTTCATGGTGCTTCTCACGCCCTCGTCAACGAAACCCTTGCCAGTGCCGGCCGTGGTATACTTACGCACCACATGGGTGCCATTCGCACGCCTGCCGCGGTTCTGGTACTGTGAGTAGACTGGCTTCCATGTCAATCTGATGACATCTCTGCCGATTCGCCTCACCTCGACATTGCGGGACTTGAGCGACCCCCTACGCTTGAATGGTGCAGTGAGGTTGGCTACTGTCAGAGTGTGATTCGCCATTGCGTTCAATCCTGTTGCTGCCTGATTCTGAAAGAATCGTTTGACAGCCACCGTATTGTCGACCACCGGCATGATCACACCTCTCTGTCGAGCTTTTCCAACTCAATCTCGACATGCTGTACTGTGCCACTGGTGATAACTGCTCTGCCGACTGCTACGTTAGCGACGCGATACACCCGCTTGACACCAAACAACGTCACTTCGGCAAAATATCCCTCAATCGAGTAGCCAGTTGACGATAACCAGCTATCTCGACCGTCCAGATACGCTCTGGCGTCGCCTGTCATAGCGTCATAGCTGCCACCGCGTGTCAAACCGCTTGTCTGCTCGATGACACACTTCACATTGTGCCGCTCGCCTCCCGTCTGGCGGTATACACCGTCTACGGGTGCGACCAAGGTGATGTTATCGCGAAATATCATAGCGATGAACTCCACGCTGGCTCAGTGGTGCGCCAAAAATATCGCCAGATACTACACATGAACTGACTGGACGCACGAACTTCGCCAGCAGGTCGACATTCGCCTCAGCGAACTGATCAATAACTTGCTTGGTGTTGTCGTACGTCAATGAATGGCTCAGCACTGTTTCAGATTTTACGTTGTTGTAAAAACTACCTTGATTAGCTATTGACAGCGTGTCAAATAGCCTTGCAATGAGGATTCTCAAACCGTATGGCAACGGTGTTCCGTACCCCCACACAGCCTTGACGATGCACCGTCCAGTGCTCAGCGGATCAACCATCTCGATGACGTTGAACCAGCTGGCGTTCAGCTCGTCGCCTTGACTCACTAACTTGACTACCAGCGGCTTGCCACTCTCAGCGGTTACCTCTGGCAGTAAGCTAGTGAATGGATCGACAACTAGAAAACGTGAGTCGCAAGTTGTCTCATATCGACGCGGTGTATTTGCTTTGCCCTGCATTTTGACATCCAGCAACGCCTCCAATGTCTCTGTCACTTGCTGCAATAACTGCTCAAAGTACTTATTTTCGGTATCAGAAAGGGGGCGTAAAAGTACGCCCTCGATATCTTCTTTAGTTACCAATGCTGCCATCTCTTACGCCCCTCTCTGTTAGGCTACATGTTTAATAGCCACTGCTACCGCGATGCCGCTCAAGCCACCACCTGCAAAGATTTCTTGCAAGTATTCATGCTTGTTCTGCTTCAACGCAAAGTTGGTGTAGCTCTCGATTGATTGATCGCCGACCACCTTGTAGCGGTTGAGAACAATCAGATACGCGTCGTTGTCGGCGTCGTTGGTATCGTTGAACCACTGCGGTGTGATTTTGCCAGCCAGCTCCAAATCCTCTAGGATATTAACGCCTGGCGTATACAGCATGTGACCATCGCTACCACGCTCGTCTTTCAACGAAGTGATGTAGCCGCGTTTTGCGACAATATAGACATCACCCTCGGCTTCAATCAAGTCCATCGCATTCAGAATTGAAGTACGACGGCTCTCTTTGGCTTTCGGTGTGTAGGTTCTAGCAAACATGTTGCCAGCCTTAGCGTCAGCTTTGACAGACACAAACGATTTGATCTTGTCGTCGCTAGTATCCTCTAAACCATCGCCAATAACCACTGCACGCTCGATTGACGCGATAATCCGCTTTGGCAATTCCTGCAATACGTAACGCAACAGCGCGCCAGTGCTCTTGTTCTTGCGGATAGTCTCTTTATCCAGGGTGAGGTACTTGTAGATGTATTGACCTTCAAGTACGCGGTTTTCGATAGCAATCGTAGCCTCTTTCTTGTCTTTACCAGCCTGGTGTCCCAACGCACCGTCAGTATTGGTATCCCAAGCGGTGTTGTAGGCGTCAAGTCCAGTTTTATCGACTAGGTTCCAAATTGGGCCGCCAGCCTTAAATGCACTCTCAACTGCCTCAACAACTGGGGCTGGGAATAATTTGTCAGCACCAGTAACAGCCATCTGTACGCCGTTAGCTTCAAGCTTGTCCATCCACGCTTCGCGAACGGCTGCCGCGCCAGCACCTGCTTGCGCTACCAGCACGTCAGCAAAATCTTCTAACGCCTTTGGCGTGTCCAGGTAGTTTACGACAGTACCTTTGTCGACAGCTGCTGGATCAGCTGGTTCTTTAACTTGCATCTTTGCAATGTCTTTCGGATCCATTTCCGTATCCTCCTCAGGATTGTTATCAGTTGGTTCATCCGGTGCTGATTGCTCAGCTTCGTCAGCAGGCTCTGCCTCTGGCGCGGTTTCCGGTGCCGCTGGTTCGTCAGTTTTCGTTTCAGGTTCAGTCGTCGTTTCCTCGGCTGGCTCTGCCGCCTTGGCTGCCTCCGCCTCTGCTTTCGCCTTGATCTGTTCAACCAGGCTCTGCATTGGCTTGGCGTCTGCCTGCTTGACTGCCGACATACTGAATGCAAAGTTCATACCCATCGCATTCTGTACACCCTCGTCTTGCTTTTGCTTCTCTGGTGCTTCAGACACCTCATCGGCAAAACCGAGCTCGACAGCCTTATCAGCCAGCATCCACGTTTCCGCTTCCAGCAGCTCAGCAATCTTTTCATCGCTCAGCCCTGTTCGCTTGGCGTAGATAGGCGTGATGCCCTCCTCGATTTTCATCAGAACATCTTTGGCTTTCTCCATGTCATCCACCGTGCCAGCCGCATAAACGGACGGGCGGTGAATCATGATCATTGAGCCTGGCGACATGATAATCTTGTCACCCGCCATCGCAATTACTGATGCAATCGACGCCGCTAAACCATCAACCCTGACAGTAACATTTCCGTTATGATTCACAAGTGCGTTATAAATCGCCAAGCCTGCGAACACGTCGCCGCCCGGGCTATTAATGACAACTGTCAAATTGCCCGCGTGCTGCTTGAGTTCTTCGCGAAAGAGGTCGGGTGTGACTTCGTCGCCCCACCAGGTATCGCTCGCGATAGGCCCATCAAGTATAAGCTCTTGATTATTCGATGAAACGGAATTGCTCCACTTCCAGAACTTCATGCTTTTTTCCTTGTTAAAGTTAATGCTTCGACTCCTGCTTGCCCGTCCAATTTGAGCGTTTTGCTCTCGTCTTATTTCTAAGACTACAGATTACGATTTATCGAACTCATAGCGCACCTGGTCGTCTGTCGAGGTGGCGTTTACGATCTTGATGTTGTTGACGTGCTTGCACTTCGCATTACTGCAACGCACCTGTGCAATCATCTGCGTGACGCCCTTGATGTTTAGGTAACGGCCGCACTCCTCGCATCGCAAGTCCAGATCAGCCATCTCATCATCGATAATTCGCCTCTCAGCATTGAGATATGCCTTGACAACGCGATACTTCGGATGGCAGTGTCCGTTCGGGTGAACATCATAGCCATCATTCTGCGCAAAATTGTTGATGAATATGCCGCCGTCCCTGCCGATGATTGCTTCATTCAGATTCAAAATTGGCTCATCAACCGCCACCCACTTATCGATTAGCGTGGCACAAAACTCACACGGCTTACCTGTCTCACTCTCCATCGCTTTTTCGATCAGCGTTCCCGTTTGGTTTTGCACCTGCTTCATAGCTTCAACGCTTGACAGTGCATCAGCCCGTGATATCTCAGTGCGAGCCATTCGCTGCACTCGCCACTCGTCGGTCTTCATAATGCCTCGCAGCTTCTCCTCCAGTTCGGACTGTGCCCAGCCATGAGATGCCGCATGATCAAGCACGCGGCGGATTGAGGCGGCCGTATCGTCAGCGTATGAGCGAGCCACGTTTAGTAGATATGTTCGGTATGCTTCCTGTGTCGATGCTGCTACCACAAAGCCAGTTAATCCAGTAGTGGATACGCCGTTGTCTATCAATAATTGCTTGCCGTCCTCAAAGTAAATCGCACCTTGAACTATCATCAACGCCACGATGATCAGTAGCAGTGCCTCGGCAAACTCGTTCTGCTCGTCGTCTTCCTCGGTACTATTTTCAGCCACCTGACGTGATTCAGCGATAGCTCGGTCGACTTGTTTCTGCATGAACTCCGTCGTTGCATCATAAATCAGCTGTTCAAAGTCATCGAGCGTCTGTGGCTGCTTGTCGGCTGATGCTTTTGGGCTGGTGCTGTTCGCTTCTCCTCGAGACCCCATATTGCCAACCTTACGGCGATCAGGCGCGTCTGCCACTTCATCACCCTCGTCAACATCTGGCTTATCGTTCTCAATCTCTGGAGGTTTGTATTCGCCCTTACGCAACAGCTTAAAATTGTTCGGTAGTTTCAACGCATCAATGATGCTCTCAGTGCTGTAGCCTGCCGCCTCCAACTTCAAGATGGAGTTGATACGAATATCATCAGCTTCAGCCTGCACTTTGACCTCATCGACGACCTGAGGAATAGCGAACTCGTAGGTAATGGCCACGCCCATACCGCCGGTGATTCGGTTCAGCTCGTGCGTCAGCTGTGTGTAGTTGCGTAACAGCAACGGATCAACGACATTCTCGGCGAACACTTGTTTTGACACCTGTGCGTTGGCGTATGTTGCAGTGTCATCAATACCTTTCATAATGGCCGAAACACCAAATGATGTGTCAATCCGCCTATCCACCTGCTTAAATAAGTTCTCGAAGTCAATATCTTTATTCGGTTGTGAGAATGGCACCCACTCAATGGCCGCACTGCCCGACGGAACGCCAGTCTTTATGTTGACTGGACGGTGCGTGTATGTAACGTTGTTGTTGCTCCCTGCTCCGCGATGAGCGTCTTGCAACATTGCCACGCTCTCTTGAAACGCCTGCCGTGTTGGTGCAGTAATGATAAACTGCCCAGCTGGCACTGCCCCGTTCTCGAAAAAGCCAGCCTGAAAGTCAGCAATATAGTCGTCGAGCGTCGCCCAGCGGCGTGAGGCCTCAGACGGCGAATAGCCGGCGTACAGATCGTTTGGATCAACACCGCCAGGCAACACCAGCACCTCATCTTCAGTGAATGTCTGCGTACCGACTGTGTATGTTGTCTTGCCGCCAACTCGTGCAACTCGCGGAAACTCCAGAAACGTAAAGCCAGCAATATTCCTACCGCCCTGCCCCAAGAAATCACCGCCAGGCTTTGCTTTTCCTCCATAGTTGCTCCAAACCAAAATGTACGTCTTCCGCAATGACAATGTCGAGACAGCTATCTTTTCAGCAAACGCCACGGAACTGTCGGATTTGTTCGGATGATACAGTGCGTCAACAACACAATGATCGATCCGTTCTCCATTTCCATCAATGGCAAACGGCCGCACCGTCATATACTTGTTAGCAATCGTGCGAATATTAGGATAAGCCGTCGCGTAACTGCTGGCACGGTAGTGATCAAACATCGATAATCTCTGAAAAGCAGGGTCAACGCCGCTCACACGTCGCTCGCCCCTTAATCCCATGGCTGTTTTAATAATTCCCATCTACTTGTTGCTCCTATATAAATAAACCGACCAAAATATCAGCTGTACGCCGACAAACACCACTGTGGCGACCTTGCCGCCATAATATAGCCAAATACAAAATGGCACGCCGAAAAACATCAGCAGTCCTATCCATGCCTCAATGACAGTATCCCTGTCTGGCTTTTGAAACTTTAATTTGCGCAAAAAGTCTTTCAATTTCATATAGTCCTCTAACTGTAAATATACGGATTACATAATTCCGCCCCACTCCATCACTACCTCGTGCTTTAGCTGTAGCCAAAAACCCATCAATACAGAGTCGAATATGTCAGGAGATTTGCCGAGCCGCTTCTTAATTGATTCCTTGGACTCTAACACAAACACCTTGTCTTTATATTCATGATGATGCATCTGTGCCTCCTTAATAAACTCATTGAGGAATGGAAAGCTCTCGAGGATTTTCACCTTGCCGCTGTCAAGACCCATTGCTAGCATGTACGCCACCTGTGACCGTAAATTATTAAACGCCATCAGCTCCTGTGAACGCTCAGCATCCTCTCGGCTCTTTGGCTCGTCACCGAATGTCAGGAATGGATCAGGTGCAAAGCCCGACTTAAACACGGCAAACTCAGCACCGCGGTCTTTACCGCCATCAATAACACCAACGCCCACGCCCACACCGTCAACCGCAATATTCTCATAACCAATCGCGAAGTTATCTGAATGATCAATCAGCCACTCTGCCTGCTTGCCTGTTTCCATCTGCTCGCTTGAATCTTTCGTGATGCTGCCATCAATCAGTGTCAGGTTCTCCCAATCTGCCGCCACGCTACGGTCAACGCCATCACGCGCCACGTCGTAGCCGGTCGTCTTACGCCCTGACTCGTAGCTCTTGACGATCGCCTTGGCGAAAATACTCGAACGGAATATCGTCTTGCTTTCGTCTTGGTATTCCCAGTTATTTTTTAGGTACCGCTCGACCCACCATATCGGGTTGGTCATCATAGCGTCGATATCTGATTGCATCTGCCATGAGTCAGACAAATCGAACTCGACCACACGAATATTTGACGGCAGTGGCTCATACTTGCCATTTCCGCCATACTTCCAACGCATATAGACCTCTTTAATGTGCTCAACATCGTTTGGGTTGAGGGTGATGATAGCGATGCTCGGCTGCCCGTTAGTATTGCGGCGTCCTTTGCGGGATTTGGCCGTGGTAAACATCGTCAGCGACAATTCGTCAGCCTCGTCAATGTGGCTAGCGGTGGCGTTGATACCTTTGATTTTCTGACCGCTCCTGTCTTTCGTCTCGTCCGCCTCCACAAAGCCAATCTTTGAGCCGTTTGGGAACTTAATTTCATAATCTTGGCCGTTGTACGTGTAGTCCTCGCCCTCTTTGAAGTTCTTACGGTCGAGCATAGTCAGGTATGACGGAATCACCGACCGCTTCGCAGTGCTAATATTCTTACGAAACACTGTCCAGTATGTCTTCTCGAACGTGTCACAAATATCGATGCCGACACTCGCCGTGATATCTGTCTTGCCAGTACCTACCGCACCAATCAAATAAATAGTATCGACTTCAGGGCAATCGTTAATAATATCGACAACGCTTTGCTGCTTCGGCTTTAATTCTAGCGACATGGGTTATTCGCCTTTCGTTTTGCGCGGCTTGATAGTCGATACAATCTTTGGCGGCTGCTTCTCGCGGACATCGACAGATAGGTCAACGTGATCAACTGGCTTGCCGAATGCTCGGTCGAGCATGTCCTTAATAGCTTTGTTGTCTGGCTTCTGCGTGGCGATGAAATAGTACTCGTCGTCCACACCATCCAGCTCACCATCAAGAAATGCCGCAATAGTCTCAGGGTCGGTAACTTGCTCTGCTGGCAACCGATTGCCTTTGCGGTCAGTCTTTATAACGAACAGCAGCTGCACGCCCGTCGCCAGTCGGAACTGTGCTTCATACAGCTTGTCAGCGTTTCTGGTGATTCGATCCAAGATACGCTGCTTCTCTTTCATACGGTCTAGCACTTTTTGAGTTTTTTTACCCTTAACCCCACCACTACCCTTTCTAGCACCGCCATGAGTTGACGGCGATGTACGATTACAACCAGCTACATGGATATCGTAGTTGTCTTGCCTCTTATACTTTCGGCCGCATTTAGGACATGATTTGAAGTCATCTTTCATGATTATAATTCTAGAGATTGACGCGTAGTTCCTTTGGTATTGACTGTTCGGAAACAGCTGAGATGTGTACGCCGTAACTATTTGCGATGAGCTGTGCTTGCATGAAAGTCAAATCTTTCGTGTTCCTCAATTTGCGCAGCATATTTTGGTATGGTTTCTTGTTTCGGTCTTGCCAAGACTGCAAGAGAATGTAGTGCGACAACGGCTTGCATTTTCGCTCGTCGCCAATAATAATTGCTTGTTTCGAAATATAATAAATGGCGACCTGTCCGATCTCTTGACGGCGTCGCCTCGTCTTGTCTTGTTTGTCGATTTTTAGCCATTTGACCATGTTTGTTATCCCTCCTCTACCTCTGAAATATACAGATTAGGCGCTGGCAATCGCGGCCTCCCAACCGCTCAATCTCACCAGCGCCTAGCTATAAAATGCTTTGACTGTTTTATCAAGCAGTCAAGCGTTCCACTTCAGTCATAAACCCCTCAAGTTATTGACTCAATAAACTCAATGGCCGCATCACAGCCTTTGCAAACAACAGTCTGGATACCAGCCTCATTGAGTGTTTTAATCCACTTTTTCTGATTTTCTGATGTCACGCCTCCTTTCCTGCGTTTCATTTCGATGAATACCAAACGGCTAATAGGCTGGTCGTAATCAGCGCTATTGTCGCTATCAAGTGTTTCTACGTAGACTCGTCGTGTTCCTGTGTTGGGCACAACTACGGCCAGATCAGGCACCCCAGAACTCACACCGAGCTTCTTATTCTTGATTCGCTGCTTGTGGCTTTTAGTATAGGTTTCATTAGGTACTCTGAAACGTGGATAGCCGTTATCGTCCAACCACTTAACAAACGCCTCTTGCTCTTGATCCTCGTACGGATTATCTATATTTGCGAGATTAGGCATCTTCAATTCCTTTCACAATGTCTCTCTAATTTCTTTAATAAAGCGCTCAGTCAACTCTCCAGTGTCTTTATAGCAGAGGATTCTATCAAACGGCTGAGCGTCAGAGTATTTATCTAGGAATTCGTTTAGTTTTTTACAGTCTTTATTAAGCAAATGTCCGCACATTCTATCGATTGGCACTGCTTCAACAAGCATACTGTCAAAAATAAAAATATCCATCTGAACGTCGTTCTCAAGTGGTCGGCGGCCAATCCAAATAAATTTCATCTCTCCTCCAGCAACTCAGGGTTTTCGTGAATATTACTAACAAATTTAACCTCATCACGCCCTGCGTCAATCTCATACATTGCAGATGGTATTGGGTTTTCGTTAAGTTTAACCCCAAACCTAAGGTCATTATCGTTCCAAAAGATTGCACCCAATCCATAATCATGATATATACTAGTAATCTCGACTATATCGTTTTCCCAAATTTCTTTATCACGTGCAACTAAGCCTGTGAATTGCTCAATCACTAGCCGTCCCTCAATCGGAATCGGCTCGTTCTCGCCCTCAAGCTTAGCTGATACGAGCTTGTCGCCTTGCCAGTGTAGGGACACGACTTTTCGCATTCTTTTTTCTAGGTTGTCCCAGGCGCGGAATTTAATATCATGCATTAGATTTCTTCCTCCTTAACCATTGCTTGACAAGGATAGCCTCTAAATATCGCAATACCTCCCTGTAGCCTCCAGCCTTTCGATAACTGATCGTTCACTTTGTAATGCAAGTCAGTAAGGTCTGGAGCGTTAACTACCATATATTTGAGCCTATAAGCTTTAGGCGGTTCGTAATTAACTCTTGGCATTTTATACCCTCGCAATTATTAACATCAGCAAAACTACCACCATCGCTCTGTAAAACGGCTCGTACACCGCACAACCGATAAGGATTGCTGTAGCTGCTATTTTTATTAAGATATTTTCGATAATCAACTTTCGTTGACTATTGGTTGATTTATTACTGCTTTTCATCATTATCACCTCTGTTATTTTTGTTGACCGTTGGTTGATTGGGTCTTTTCCCTAGCTCATCGAAAGGATATATGTATTTATCGGTACGAGTTGTGTATTTCATAACACGTCCTCCGCATTGATAATCTCTGCGTCATTATTAACGATATCTGCCTCTGACGCCTCCCAAACATCACAGTCTAAAATATCATCAAAATATATTGAGGTAAGGTTATATTCGTCTTGTATATATCGATTAGCAGCTTCATCTGCCTCTTCTAGGCTGTTAGCCTTAATGAGAATTCTACCTGCAGTAGTTTGCCTAACTTCTACTTCGTAAATCATTGACATCTCCTTTCTTTATGTCCACAAAATTAGTGGTTTAGTTGACATTCGTTACCGCATCCACGTCTCGCCATCATCATATGGATTAACGCCGTTCACAAACTTGCCACAATTAGGACACATTGAGGCAGCGTCTGGAAAACCTCCAACATGATACGGTAATAGTGATGCTTGATATGCTTTCCAGTTTCTGCTGTCTCCGCGAATAAGCAATATCTCATCATCGCAACAATCGCGCTTCACCAGCCACCTATTTTTATCCATACTGTCTGTATAATCAAACACCCAATTACACCATTCAATTTTAGGGGTCATAATCTGTTCCTTATTTACACGATTTCGTATAATTTAATTCAACCGTCATCTTAATTGCCCTGAATATCTCCATCGCGACCTGAGGCACTATGGCGTTGCCGTAGGCTTTGATTGATTCGTTCCGCAACTTGGCAAAGCTATAGGAAATTCCGTCCACTTCTCGGGGAAGCCCATCATCCATTCGGGCATTGCAGGTTGAAGTCGCAACTTCTCGCCAGTCCCGCTCCCAACCAGAGTAGTAACTGTTCTGCCGCTCTGGCTTTTTGCTCTCGGGTTGTATATCTTCGCTGGACCTCTTTTTCCGTCCGATGCATCTGGTGTCGGCAGCATCATCGGGATTGATTTCCCGTTTTTGCAAACCTTTAACCCTTGAGTTTGCACGGTGGGCAATAATCCAGACCCTGTCTCGCCGGTGCGGGGCGTTGACGGCACAAGCTGGAATAATAAACGGTTGGACTTCGTAACCTTCGCTTTCCAAGTCAATGCACACCTGCTCGAGTACCATGCCGTCGTTCCAAGTAACAAGCCCACGCACATTTTCAGCGATGACCCAGTCTGGCTTGACGTTTTGTATGACTCGAAACATGTTTGGCCACTGATAGCGGTCATCTGCCGTGCCTTTTCTTCGTCCTGCGTGGCTGAATGGCTGACAGGGAAAGCCTCCTGTGAGAATAACGATGTTTTGTTCTTCGTCGCCCCCAGCTCTACTGCACAGGTCAGATCGTCTCGCGGTTTCTGTTTTGGCGACACTACTCTTGTGTCTCTTGCTGTCGGTGTCGGCAATAAGGTCGGCGATATCACCGTAAAATTTCCCGTTCGGCCAGTGCTCAAAAAGCACTGCTGATGGGAAGTGCTCCCACTCGCAGAAGATGTGGTTGATTTTTGCTTCATTGAATACCTCCTCCAGCGCTAGCGAAAAGCCGCCTATGCCCGCGAATAAATCGTAGTGTATTATGTTCATTTGTTATCCTTACTGGTTTTATACGTCGTCAGATTTTATAGGCGCAACACCAGCCACAATCTCGTTTCCGTCCCAGGCGTAATCTGGCGAGGACTTTATCAAGATTGGCTCGTCATGCTTGCCGACGTGGATCGTAACGCCACCCATCATACCGTCGCTCTGCTTGAATTGTCGCAGTGCCTCGATAAGCAATTTAGGATTAACTACGACCGACTTTACGGGAAACGCCTCTGAACTTTTTTGCTCAACGAACGGGCGCGTCTCCGGGAAACGCAGCTCGGTTTGCTCTTGAAACGGAATCTCAGCCTTGATCGGAAAACTCTCATCGATCGGCACCATTTCGCCGTACGGATTTGTGCGAACAATAATTTTGCCGTCGTAAACATACGCTCGGTCAAAGTCAGTCTTCATGACTTTATCAGCGGCAACGAGAACGCTCTGCGGGATGTTCATTGAGCAGGCTTTTGCACCAGGCTCGCCATCAACTTCGCGGCGGATCAGCTTATAGCCGTCTGTGGCGATGAGCGTGGCTTTGTATATGCCCTTCTCTTGCTCGACAACCTCCAGCCTGACATTTTCCAAAACCTTATTCTGCGGCGTTGGCTTCTGCGCCATTTTATATACAGCGATCTGCTGCTTGGTTAGCGAAACGATACTGCTCACTTCTCCCACCAAAATCCTTTCTGCTCAGCCGCAGCCTCAGGTTGCTTTTCACTGTCCTGTAGGCTGCCAGCTGGCTTATTGTTAATTTTTACCGCAATGTCCACGCTGCGAACGCCGTGATCCAATAGCCATTTTTTGGCTTTCTTGGCGGACACCTCTGTTTCGTAAGTTTTAGAGTGCGGCTTGTTTTTATCATCGCTCCATCGAACGGTGAATGCGCAATTCATCAGAGACATTACGTAGCCTCCAGCTTCTTGCGCTTGTGGCGCTGCTTTTTACGAAGTGCTTTTTTAGTCACGACGCCTTAATCTCCAAACCTCTCATACATACAGTTTTCGTGCATGTCTGGATAGTCTTTTCGCTCTGCGTCAGATTGAATGAGCGCCAAATTGCACATACTACATCTGCCGTACGGTGCGGTTTTTTCAAATTCAGCTAGCTCAGCGTCTTGTTTAGGTCTACGTTTGCTGATCCGGCCGCAAATCCGAGCTGCCTCCCGATTGAGAGCAAAGCCTGTTTTACTGCCTCTTGACCTCGATCCACCCTTTTTGCCGATTTCACGGTAGAAGTTTGGGTTTTTTGCGAGAATTGTTGCGGCGGCTTTCTTACCGCCCGCTTCCGTTCCTGCCATGGTTCTCCTTTTCTTAAAATGGTATTTCGCTCAAATCAATCGGCGTGTCGAGGTTAACGTCCTCTACTGGTTTCGCCGCTTGGTTAGTCGTTGTATTTGCCGCTTTAGCATCATCTTCGGCATATCGCTCAGTCGCTGGTGCGGCATTATTGCCGCTACCCTTAGCGTCGCTCAAAAACTGGAACTGATCGATGATGACTTCAGTGGCTTTACGCTTGATATCATCTTTCTCCCAGATTCTCGTTTGCAATCTGCCGGTTATGCCAATTTGCTTGCCTTTCGGTGCATATTCTGCCAGCAGTTCGGCTGCTTTATTCCAAGCAACGCAGTCGATAAAGCTAGCGTCGGCATCTTTGCCGTAGCCATCAACCGCTAGTGCGAATGAGGCTACGGACTTACCGCTATTTGTCGAGTTGACTTCAATGTCGCGGACAACACGGCCGATTAGGGTTACTGTGTTAATTGCTGCCATATTAGAAACTCTTTTCCTCGCGAATTTCAACGCCTGGGATTTCACGTAACCCATTGGCGATAGCTTCACGGATTAGTTTGTCGCTCGGCTCGCACAAGTAGCGTGGCACTAATTCAGGGTTGGTGACCGTGAACACCGTCTTGGTTTTAATGCCAGATTTGACGGCTGGCTGTTGTGTTTTAGCAGCTTTGGCTGCCTCGGCTTCAGCGATTTCCTGCTCGCGTTTACGTTGTGCGGCTAATTTAGCGGCTTCAGCTTCGTCGCGCTCAGCGGTCGTCAATTCATCTTTACGTGTCAACAGTTCGTTGATGGCTTTAGTGAATGCCAGTTTGATTTCAGCATGGTTCTGATCAGCTTCAGGCAACTCGGCGAATATCTGCTTCAATTCAGCGCCTTTTTCATCACAAGCCTTTTGGCTACGCAATGATTTAGCATTGGTGTCAAACTTGGCGCAGATAGCGTCAACGCGTGCCGCTTCCTCTTTTGCCAGTCGCTCCTGCTCCTCTTGATAAGCCAGAATCTTTTGACTGATATTCTCTAACGCCTCTTCGGCCGGTGCCAGTACATCTTTTTCAGCGTCGATAAATTGCGATTTGACGCTGTCAAAGTTGCGAGTGATCGCCAGTCGAGCGTTCTTGACTTCGGTACGGTGCGAGGTGATCAGCTTGCGGATTGCGACTGCTTCTTTGGCGGTAGCGTCGTCAGTTATCTCTTTGGCTTTGGCCTGCTCGAGCAATTCTTGAGATTTCACCTTGAACGGTGATATTGTTGCGACTTGTGAGTCGACGTATTCTTGTAGTTGTGACATGTTCCTCCTTTATTTCCTGTCTGCTTCAGATTTACCAAGACGAGCGTCTGTCATTTCGACGCGTGAGCTTGGAATGGTTGGTTTGGCAGCCGCTTCAATCTGCTCTCGGCTTGCCAATGTCGGCGCTGGTGCAATCCACGCGTACTCAGCGTCGCCTCTTACTCCATCAACGATTTTCGTGAAGTCTGGCTCGATGTAGCGGCCTAGCCGGCCAGTACGGTCTTTGGCGACGTACTTGTCGCTGGCTGGGTCAACGATAATCAGTCGCTTGGTGTCGCCAGTCTCGGTGTCATTTATCGTCGTCATGTAACCGACGATGTCCACCAGGTTGACTAGTTCCTCAGATAGCCTTGTGGCGACCATCGGACGTTTAATAACTCGGCCATCATCGTCTTTCTCTTGAACGTGAGCCACGATGACAATATGCTTGCCGCTGTCGCGCATGGTTTTCAGAAAATTTCGCATGGTCGATTTCAGCCAGCCCCAGCCAGCCATGGTCGGGTTGCCGTCACGCTGGACCAGTTTGCTGTCGGCTCTATTTCGCATGTAGGCGATCAACTTCTCCATCAGCTCGCCAATCGGGTCGATGATTACCGTGTCGTAGTCCTCAGTGAGTGCGATTTGCATGAACTCCTGCATATCGTCCCATTTTTCGATCAGCGCCACGTCGGCCGCGATGCCGCGAAGTCCGAAATATTTACTACCGTTTTCGCAGTCAGCGATAATCGGTCGTGGTGCGGTGGCTGCAAACGTTGTTTTACCAACGCCGCCCTCGCCATACACAACCATCAGAATTGATGGTTTTTCGGTCGGATCTAAACTATTAAAGACTTTCATATTCTCCTTTCTTTTACAGGCTCCAGTCGCCCAGCTCCCTCACCTCCTCGATGAGGAAATTCGGCTCGCTGTCGCCAAACTTTATGATTTCGTCAACACACGTACGCAGCTTGCGTTCGCCGGCTTCAACAAAGTCGATGCCGGCAATCATGAATTGCACGCGATATGGTGCGACGGACTCAACCACACAGTAGGCAAACTTGACCAACGCCGGATCTAGTTCTAGGCTTGATGCTGTCACCAGTGTGTAAACTGCCGATTGTAAATCGTAATGCATCGGCTGTGCGGTTTTGAAAAACTTGTCGAACTTTGCAGTAGTTTTCAGGTCGGTTATCATGGCCGATTCATTATTGCGAATCAGTACATCAGCCTTACCTTTCATGTCTACGCCATCGGCGGTGCGAGCGTACATTTCGTGCTCAAAGGTTGCACCTTTGGCGAAAATGTATTGCTTCACCAACGGGTGATTCTCGATATTCTTCAAGATCTGATCAGCAGCCTTGAACATGCCTAGAGTGATAATGTGTTTGCCAGCGGCTTTCTGCTCGTCACGCCACGCTTTGGATTCTTTCGAATAGAAGTTTTCAAACGGGCTGATGGCGAATTGATCCTCGCCGCCGAGTACCAGCATGTGAACTAGCTGTCCTAAGTCGATAGCCTTGCTGTCTAGGTCTGGCAAGTCTCCACGTTTAGCGGCAACTGCATAATCGATGCCGTGGTCGAGAATCAACTTCATTGACGAATATGACCACTCTGGTCGGCTATAGTAAGCGTCTGCCACTTACGCCTCCCCCGCCAAAGCTCGATCGAGAAATGTCGGATCGATTAGGTTTTCTAATTTTTCAAACAAGCTACTTTCGTCCATAAAATTTGCCCTCAATCCACTTCATACCTTTGTCGAAAATCCGCAGCCACTTCGCCGTTTTGACTGACTTATCAAAATCGTGGTCATCCAACTCACGCAGTCTGTCAATCACCCTATCAAGAGGCTCGCGCTTATGTACCGGCACCAGCTGAACTGGTGACGGCATCATGTTTACGTGTATCTTCATCGCCAAATCTCCTTTCGCGATTTTAATTCTTGTATAGCTTCGTCGAACGCACCGTTCACAAACAGCACGATTGCCAGCATCGCAATTGCTGCGAACTGCACCCACCAAAGACGCAGATCTGTTGGTTCGCTGATTGCGATTATTGCGGCTGGTAGTCCAACTACCCAGCTAATGATTTTTTTGATCTGTTTGTTTTTCGCTGCCATTTTTCAGCTCCTTTCGTTTTACGTACAAGAGTGCTCGCAGTCACTCTCGTACTGTTAGATATCTCGTCTCTGTCGTGTTTTAAGCGGTTTGTAGTCCGCTGTCTCTAATTTCTGACCAGCTGTTACTCAAATCCCTAAAAACCCGCTCTGACGTTTCAATGAAGCTACAAACGCTGAACGTACAGGATTTCTAGCCTCATTTTTACGTCAAATAAAAAAGAATCGACGCGAAGTCGATTCATGGTTGATAGATTTGACTAACAGAGGTAATCGCTGTTTATATCATGTAAGAATATTTCGTGATTTATATATATCAGCTTTTCGTGCAATCCCGTGCGAAAAGTAGAATCTTTAGAGAGAAAGGAGAGAGCGCCCATGCTGCGCTCCACCGCTGAGATCACCGACACAGCACCGCTCGTACGATGCTACGTAGATGGAGGCCCCGCCTGGGGTCTCCTTGAGGAGAACATCGGAACCTACAAGAGGGAGTTTGCTCCCTCTTGTAGGTTCAGCCTGGTCTGGTCCGCAGAGGGGGTGATTAAGCCCTTCTGCAAGGAGTTCGTTGTACTCAGTATCGCACGCGATACTGAGTACAGCAATGCGCTTCTGATCGTCACCTATGGCGGGTGGCGATTGAGGTACTATCCGGAGCGTCGCGGGGAGGCAATTGCCTTTCCGCGGCGCTCGATCCCGGATATCATCCGGGAGGTCGCCGCAACGGCGATCAAGAATGGAGCCTCACGCAGGCTCTACCCTATGACCCCGATGTGGACTAGGAACTAGTCCACATCGGGGAGGGGTGCAGGCGTTAGCCTTTTTGGCTAGCGCCTGCACCACGCAAGTTCGCCACTTCTAGTTGTTTGCTGGTTGCAGACGCTATGAGTTTTTCGTTTAAGGTTTGTCTCCTCGCCTTTAAGTCTTCTTAGGCTTATTGGCTTAGCTGTATGGCGGGTTTTATTGCTTTGCCTATGGCTCGCTTCCTTTCTTTTTCTTTACTTTATTTATAGCTTACTGCTTTGAGCTATCCTTTATAGATTTCCTATGTGGATTTTGCTTGGTAGTTTGGCTGTATTGTTATAGACAAA